TAACATAGAAAACCAATGCGGTGGTGCAGTAGTCACTAAATGCGGTGCAACAACTACGATCAGTGGTTCAGTTGTAAAAGCAGATGACATACAAGCAGCAGACGGTGGAAATTTAATTAATCAATGTGGTACAACAATCACATTAGGTGCATCAGGCGATACTATTAATTTAGCATCTGGTGCATCACAAACAGGATTCGGTAGAACAGGTACAGTAGACTGGGATACAACAGCTAAAACTGCATCGTTCACAGCAGTGTCTGGGAATGGGTATTTTGTAAATACAACTAGTGGAGCCATTACAGTAACTTTACCAGCATCTCCAAGTGCTGGAGATATTGTTGCTGTAGCAGATTATGCAAATACATTTTCAACAAATAATTTAACAGTAGCAAATAATGGTTCTCCAATTAACGGTCTATCTTTTAATTTTGAATCTTCAACAAATGGTATTTCTTTAACTTTTGTATATGTAGATGCAACAAGAGGTTGGAAAAATATTAATGATGGAACAACTAATGCGACAGGTATATCAAATTTTATTATAGCTTGTGTAAGTGGTGCTTGTAATACACAAGTAACTCACGGAGATTATAAAATAGCAATTTTTACAGGACCTGGAACATTTTGTGTTTCACAAGGTGGAACTCCTGCAGGATCAGATACAGTAGAATATTTAGTAATTGCAGGTGGTGGCGGTGGTAATAATTATGGCGGTGGTGGCGGTGGTGGTGGAGGTTTTAGAAGTAGAGCTTGCACAACTCCAACAGCTTCTCCATTAAATGGTCCAGCAGCATTACCAGTTTCAATTCAAGGTTATCCAATAACAGTTGGTGGAGGAGGTAGTGGATCAGCTAATGGTTCTAATTCAATTTTTTCAACAATAACATCCGCGGGAGGTGGTCACGCTGGAGTAGGATTTGGTGCTTCTCCAGGAGCAGGAAATCCTGGTGGGTCAGGTGGTGGAGGAGGTTCAGCTAATTCAACTCCTAGAAACGGTGGAACTGGAAACACACCACCTGTTAGTCCCCCTCAAGGTAATTCTGGTGGTGATGGAGGACTTCCACAAAATAATTATTCTTCAGGTGGTGGAGGTGGAGCAAGTTCTGCTGGAGCTACTGTACCTTCTCCTAGTTCTACACCAGGCGGTGCTGGTGGTACTGGTTCATTTTTAGCAGACGATTTTATAGGTCCAACAGCTCCAAGTTATGGAACTCCCGGTCCTGTAGGATCATCAAGATATTTTGCTGGCGGTGGCGGTGGTGCTTCAGCTAACGGTGGTGCTGGAGGAGTTGCAGGAGCAGGAGGAGGTGGAATAGGAGTAGGTAATACACCACCACAACCTGGAGCAGGTGGAACAGCTAACACTGGTGGCGGTGGAGGTGGAGGTGCACCTACAGGTGGTGGATCAGGAATAGTTATGATAAGGTACAAATTTCAATAGGTAAATTATGAGTGAAATAAAAGTAAATAAAATTAGTCCAAGAACAAATTGTGGAACGGTACAGTTAGGAGATAGTGGTGACACTATTACAATTCCTGCTGGTGCAACCATCACGAATAATGGTACGGCAGCAGGTTTCGGTGCTACAGGTGCAGCTTCTTGGGATACAACAGTTAAGACTGCTTCTTTTACAGCAGTAGCTGGCGTAGGATATTTTGTAGATACAACAGCGGGTGCAATATCAGTTAATTTACCAGCAGGTGTTGCTGGAGCAGTTGTTGCAATAAAAGATTACGCAAATACATTTGATACAAATGATGTGACATTAGTTCAAAATGGTTCAGATAAAATTGGTGGTTCAACTGATAATTCAATTTTATCAACAGAAGGAATAGCTGTTACATTAGTTTTTATAGATTCAACACAAGGTTGGTTAGTAACCGATTCAGGTTTACAATCAGAAGTACCTGGAACACAATATGTTACAGCTACAGGTGGAACAATAACTTGTTCAGGAGATTATAGAATACATACATTTACAGGTCCAGGAACATTTACAGTCACTTGTGCTGGTAATGGTGCTGGTTCTAACACCGTTGATTATTTAGCTATAGCTGGCGGCGGTGGAGGAGGATTCTCAAGAGGTGGTGGAGCTGGTTCAGGTGGCTATAGAGAATCAGATGGTACTGCTTCTGGTTGTTATACAGTATCTCCACGAGGAGCTTGCGTTTCAGCTTTACCAGTGTCAGTACAAGCTTATCCAATTACAGTTGGAGCTGGAGGAGCTGCTGGAAGTCCCTCTCCACAAAGAGGTTGTAATGGTGCAAATTCGGTTTTTTCAACAATTATATCTGCTGGTGGTGGTGGTGGAGGTGGTACAACTTTACCTGCTTGCAATACTGTAGGAAGAGCAGGTGGCTCTGGGGGAGGTGGAGGAATAGGTAATTGTAATTCAGGTTTAGCTGGATCAGGAAATACTCCTCCTGTCAGTCCTGCTCAAGGTTTTGATGGTGGAAGAGCAAACGCTACTCCAACACCTATTGGTTCTACGTCTAGAAATGCTGGAGGTGGAGGAGGTGCAATTGCTGTTGGTGTATCTGGAGGTGGATGTAATGCTGGAAACGGTGGCCCTGGAGGAACTTCATCTATAAATGGAACTCCTACTGCTAGAGCTGGAGGCGGTGCTGGAGGAACTCAAACAAGACCTTCTCAACCAGGTGGAATTGGAGGAGGTGGTTCAGGAGGAACTGGATGTGGTAATGTAGGTGGTAATGGAACAACTAATACTGGTGGTGGCGGTGGTGGTGGATCTGACAATGCAAATGGCGGAGCCGGTGGTTCAGGAATCGTTATAATAAGATACAAATTCCAAAATTAATATGTATTTACTAAGAATAAAATTTAATATATAATAGGAGAATAATTATGGCACATTTTGCAAAACTAGGAGCTAACGGAAAAGTTATTCAAGTACTTACTTTGAATAATTCTGATATGCTTAACGCTGATGGCGTTGAAGATGAAACAGTAGGACAACAGTATTTAGAGACACATAATAATTGGCCTGCACAAATGTGGATTCAAACTTCATACAATACAGCAGGTGGAACTCACAGAAATGGAGGAACTCCATTTAGAGGAAATTACGCAGGTATAGGTTATACTTGGGACGAGGACGATCAAATCTTTTGGCCTAAAAAACCATATGCGTCTTGGGTAAAACATATTGAATCAGCTTCTTGGAAATCACCAATTGGTGATGCACCTGATTTAACAGCTGAACAAACTTCACAAAATACAGCAGCTACTCATAGCTGGTCTTATGTTTGGAATGAAACTAATACAACTTGGGATTTGACAGACGCTTTAGCATAATTTATATATAGTGGTGGTATGCAAAAAAAAGTTTTAAGTGAACAAAGTTTATTCTTTGGTGATATTGATATGCCGAAAGGTTTTGAGATAGACCAAGAAAAACTTACCAACGATATTTTACAATCAACTTTTAACACTAAAGAATTTCCATTCTCAAAAACTTGGGATATGTTAAACACATATATGAGAGACTTTATTGGTCTTGATTATGGTATCAATTTAGTTAACAAATCAACGTGGGGAAATATCTATAAACCTGCGGAAACAACAATTCCTTTATTAAATATTGATCCGGTGGATCTACGTAACTCTCCAGACTTTACTATGCTTTATGGTGTTAAAGTTAAAGATTGTATGGTCAGAATACACTATGAAGATAATAGACGTAAAGGAAGAAGTTGGGACATAGAACTTAAAAATAATATGTTCATAATGTTTCCATCAACAAATATGTATTACTTAACTAACAATCAAAAAGATTCATTAAACTTTGTGCAAACAATAACTTATGAATATATCTAATTACTATTGGTATTTTAGTGGTGTCCTTACACCAAAGTTTTGTGATGATGTAATAGCTTATGCTAATCAACAAGAAGAAACAATGGCTAGAACAGGTGGCTATGGTGATAGAAAATTATCTAAAGAAGAAGTTAAAGATTTAAAAAGAAAAAGAAACTCTGATTTAGTTTGGTTAAATGATACTTGGATATATAAAGAATTACACCCATATGTTCACGAAGCAAATAGACAAGCTGGTTGGAATTTTGAATGGGACAGATCAGAATCTTGTCAGTTTACAAAATATAAACACAACCAATATTATGATTGGCATTGTGATGGTTGGGATAAACCTTATGAAAAAGAAGGACCTGACAATGGTAAAATTCGAAAACTATCTATGACTTGTCAATTAACAGATGGTTCCGAATACACAGGTGGTGAATTAG